AGATTGCCAGGTCACTCAACCTTACTATTGATGAAATTTTACTTAGAGACTGAAGGCTCTGGCGTTACGGCAGATTCGAAAGCTGAATGGGAGAGTTTGGCATGGTGGTCTACTACACTTGCATCTATCTTCCCTTCATTTGCTTTTTCCTGCACCTCTACCTTGCCTGTATTTTGTAGTATCATCAGTCTTTCGGCCTGAGAGGCTTCTTGAGATGAAAGCTGTCCTTTTAACTGGTACTCTAACTGTAACAATGCTTGTTTAGCTTGAATTATCTGCTGCTCTGCTTGTGCCCGTGCTTGTTCTGCCGCCTGGGCGGATTGTGTTTGAGTGTCTGTGTTTTGCTGTTGCAACTGAGCAGACTCCTCCATTTTATCTTCTCTGTTTTTCTTTTCTCTTAGAACCAGCATCTGTGCGGCAAGTTTTACATTCGTCTTTAAAATCTGCCGGACCATGATAGCGTCGGAAGATTTTATAACCTGATTTGTTAAGTCAGCAACAATCATCTGCTCTATCTGTGCTCTTTCTTCTTCGTCTGGAAGCATGTCAATAGAAATAGCGTATTCGTTATACGCCATCTTCTTTCCATACTTTAATGTGTTTACGGCCTGTTGGCCTATAGCGACTTTAAATCCTTCTTCGTTGTATTCAATAGAATCCTGAATCATTAAAGACAGTCTTCGTGCCGCTCTTTCTACCAGATCGATATAGCATTGGTTCAGAGGACGAAGAGAATTATTGGTGGCATGGTACGCCATTTTCTGTGTACCTACGAGCGATTTCTGATCGGGGGTAGACGCATCGACAGAGCTGTTATAACCTATTATCTGGTTGATCATGTCTATCTCGTGCATCTTTAACATTATAAGCGAGTTGACCGACTGGCTCACTCCACCCATGAGCTCCATGACAGCTTTATTGTTTACGGCCGAGCCATCTGACCGGACCGAAGAATATACATAAGAACCTGTCTGTTCGTACATCCTTATTAAATCAACAGGCTTCATCGCCTCTCCACCCATTCCTTTTACGTTCTCTGCTAATGCTGCTTCATCAACAGCGATACCGGGAGGCTTCATCTTTATAAGAAGCTGTTGAATCTTCAACTCGATAAGATTTATCTGGTCTTCGTGAGGTATCATCCTTTCGACAAGAGACTTGCTCTGCATGTCTCTTATATCAGGGAATATCATCATAATAGGCAGCACCGCTTTTGGAGAATACATCCTGTTGCCATCTTCTAAAACCTTCATATCCCTTTCAATGTTGTTACACATCTTGTAATTGAAAATTTTATTCAATCCGATGATCAGCTTCCCGCTGTAAATAAATTGGATGTCTCTTTCGACAAGTTCTTTTCCGTTGACCTCTCCTACGACTTTATAGACATCATTTTTCTTTTCGAAGTAAGAGCCTCCTTTGGCGGTAGATTTTTTCATGTACTTAACCTTGTTGGTTGTTAAGTAATAAAATTCCATCACCTGAATATTGAAATTGTTATACGGCCGGCCCGTAACGCCGAACATACTCGCATAATATCCTTCGTAAGAAGTTGTCCACGTAGATGCCCACTGTGGATTATTGTTTTTCCCTGCCTGTGACTTAGCGATTTCAGCAAGCTCCGTCTCGGTGAACTTGTCTGTCATCTGTGCGATCTCCTGTATGGTGTAATTTTTCACCACTCCTACATACGGCACGTTTCTGAAGTCATCGTACTTAGAATAAGGGTATATCAAATCCAACGGATCGACATAGTCGATTCGAATGTTGTTATTCTCATCGTAAAATTTATGAACAGCGGCTTTTTTAGTAACAAGCAAATCTTTTATCACTCTTCTCTTGGTGTCTTCGAAATTATTATTTCCAAAGACAACATCAAGCGCTTCTTCCATTGCTATTGCTCCGGCTTGCTTGAAGTCTATCTGAAAAAATAATTCTGCTTCTTCATCAGACCTTGGTAGTTTTTTACTCTTGGCCACCAATGGTATCCCTGTCATCTTCTGAATATCATCATTATACGGAGCGAGAAACATATTTGTATACATCTCGTCTCTTTCGTTATCTACCTCTACTCTTGATGCGGGGTCAACCGGAGTGCATTGGATATCGTACTCCGCATCCATCAGCTTGCCGACCATGTTGTCAATAATCATGGCTATTCTTGTTGTTGGAGAGAAGTCAAGATTAAGGAAAGAGGTGTCGCCGTTAAGGTCAAGCCTGTCCTTATACTTTTGGATACTTTCCATCCCTTCAGCGTACTTTCGATTGATGATATCGCGCTTACGTTGCTCGAATACGTTTAGATTGGTTGCTTGATACGATGCCCACATGGCTTTAGCATACTGCAAGCCATATTCATCTGTTTTCTTTACTGCTTCAGGAGCAAATTGGTCTGGGAAATTTACTTCTTTTGGATTGTCTGTTACGCTCATCGAGAAAGATAGTGATCAGACAAATATAAAAAAATATTGTACTCATACTAATTTGCCTCATTTCGTGTCCCGAAAAACAATCTTATGGCTCTCGATGCCATTGTTGTTGTACATAGAAAAAAACTGCACAGGCTTTTTATCAATTTTCTTAGGCATGTATTTCCTGCTGCCGAGGATGGCCAGTCCTGCTCCTACCATACTGTCAAACTCGGTCCACTTCCTGTCGAAGTCAAACTCCAGCCAATTATTAAGAAGCTTATCAAAATAACATTTCCCCATATATGGCTCTTTATTTTGTTCTTCTATCAGTCCGACTTTATTTACTACGTATGACTCCGAGGCGTGTATCAAAGCAAGCCGAGCTTCATCGCCTGACATGGGTATGCCTGGCTCTTCCATTTTCTGCGATGTGACGGTCTGTGTTTCTTCGGGCCGCTTCATAAGATAATTAAGATACCCTCTTCTTCGGAAGTGATTTATTGTTCCTATCTTATTGCTTTCCACGAGCACCTCCCATCCGTAGAAGACCGATTGCAGTATCATGTCTTCCCACATCACTTCAGGAAGGCGTGGCCTGTTGACATATTCCGATATGAATATCCCTGTGTTATACGGTTCCATAGGGTTAAATTTCCGAAGGCCATAACTTGCCGCGTCTGACTTTCTGTTGTCTACTGTTGTTTTGTTATCGTACGGGTCCAGTCCGAAGCATCCTTGTTCGACGTTTGCCGGCGACCGTAAAGAATACTTTGTAATCGATTTATTCCTGTCTTCGAGTTTAGGTAGCCATGCTATGAGCCATCTTCCGTTTTCTGAAGGCACCCACACTACTTCTGTATCTTGCTTGCCATCTCTCCACTGGAAGTTTCCTCTTACAAGTATATTATCAGGAAGCGTTCTGTTGTGTTCAAGTTGCTGTTCAATTCTTGCTGTATCGTATACGGCCTTTTTGCTGTCTTGGATGAAACAATCCTGAATAGAAAGCGGGTATTTACGACGATCGGAAATAACATCGTCCTTATCTCTAAGCGCCTTTCTGTTTTCTTCGATATGTACCCTTGCTCTTTCCTTATCGGAATATCCGTACTCATCTATAAAGGGCTTTCCTTTTTTATCATACCCTCTAAAACCGTAGTCTGCGGATTTGAAATATCTGAGTAATCCATTTTGCGTCTGACCGTTGGGAAGCAAGCGCGTAGGGTCTGCTCCATCCCATACCTTCTTACAATGCTTACCTCCTTTTTTCTCCATTTCCTCTACAGTGGTGGTCCCTATAATTTTCCCAACGATGCGACTACCGTCCATTACACACTCTTTTACGATTTTAATTCTCTCGTCAACATTCACTTCGGACGTTTTTCCAATTTCGTCCTGGAAATTAACCAACTGCTTCACTCCATCGTATGCTTCTTCTTTTGCATTTTCATAATCGATGAAACTATCGAGCACCAGTCCGTATTCTTTCTTTTGATTTTTGGTATCTCGTCGAGACGGTTCAGAGAACTCCAGTTTTGTTTTCGGGTTACTCTCGCCCATATCAACCGGCTTAAAGAAATAAGGTAATTTTTTCCACGAGAAGACAACTTTCTTAAAAACTTTCTCGGCGTCAGCATTGTTTTTGCTCTGTATTCCCGCTTGCGAGTTTGGTGTGCGCGATGTCTCTTCATACACACAAGAGATTGCTCTATATGTTTTACCTCCGCGCCTATTTTCGATGTTTATAAATCCTCTTGCATTAGGATTTTCTTTGGTATACATCCACATATAAAACCAGTCACGATCTGAGTCGACGAAAGAGGGGAGTCCGATGTCTATTCTCCACCAGTTGATGTAGAAGTAATTCGGCCCGGTTAGGTACTCCAGATTGCCGTTATTAAAAAACCAGAATCCTTTTTTTCTTTTCTCCCACTCCTGAGACTCAAAATCATTTCTTGAAGAAGCGTCCCACGAGAGGATGTCTTTAGGAAGTGCTGTAGGAATAAATTTCTGATCTTCTTTGGGTTTATTGTGGTACGCTATCTTGGCAATATCAGGAGGATCCGGAAGGAGTATCTTGTACTCTCCTATCTGTCTCTCCTGTTTAAATCCTTTGTATTTAGGAAGCAATATAGCCATCACAGTTCACCGAATATATGTTTCTCTGCCGATGCTCCTTCTTTTAGCTTCCGGTCGGCAGACTCTGTTTTTTGAGGGCCCATTTCGATACGCAAGTATTTAAGCTGTTCGAAGTAAGGCTTCTGTTCCGAGAAAAATTTATGAGCGCGGTCAAACTCTTTCTGGTCTTTATCGGCGAAGAGGCTTATTGCTTTGGTGCGTAGCTCCTCGTTCCATTCTGTTATTTTTGTTCGTAGGGCGATGTAACTATCTTCATACGGGCTGTCTTTATATACCGAGAGTTCATCTTCGAGGTAATTAATATACTCACACAGCTCTTTAGAGGAGGCTTTTGGTGAAGGTTTTTCCATTTTATTTAATTTGAATAATACAAAAATACAAAAAGCCTCGGACTTTTTACATCCGAGGCTTTTCTCCCTAAATAAACAAATTATATTATATC